TGAGCGCATCGTGGCCGACTACAACAAGGGGCGCGCTGTGAGCTGCACGCCGTGGAGCGCGCTGCACGGCAAAATCCTCGAGGAGGCGCAGTTGAAGGCCGAAGGGAAGATACCCGACGGCGTGCGGTGCGGTTTCAGCCTCATCGACAACAAGGGTGGCCTCGAGGCCGGCGAACTGATGGTGGTGGCCGGGCGCAACAGCAACGGCAAGACCTCGCTGGCGCTGTGCATGGCCCTGAACGCCGCCATGCAGGGCGCGCCTGTGGGCGTGTTCTCGCTCGAAATGACGACGAAGCAGCTTGGCACCCGGTTGTTGTCGCTGCTGAGCGGCGTGGACGGTGAGCGCATCAAGCGGGGGCGCATGGATCAGGAGGAGTGGGACCGCGTGGCCGGAGCCAACGACCGGCTGCCCATCTACTTCGACGAGCGGCGCGAGAGTGACGTGGACGCGATGGTGGGCAACATCAGGGCGATGCACGAGCAGCGCGGCGTGCGCGTGGTGGTGGTGGACTACCTGCAACTCATGCGCTCGCGCGAGCGCGACAAGGCGCAGCAGATAGGCGGCATCGCCCACCGCATGGAAGCCCTGAGCAAGAAGCTCGAGATAACCATCATTCTGCTCTCCCAGCTGCGCCGTGAGGTGGGTCCGGACCCCACTCCGCACATGAGCGAGCTGAAAGAGAGCGGCGACATCGCCGACGCGGCGGACAGCATATACCTGGTGTACCGTCCCGAGCGACACGGCAAAGACCTCAAATACCCCGACATGGAGCAGCAGTGGAGTCAGTACAGCACCGAGGGCACCGCCCTGCTCATGTGCAAGAAGAACCGCAACGGCGCGCTCGCCGGCGAGCAGCTGCTGAAGTTCGACGCACCGACGACACGCTTCTACGAGGGCGGCGTTTTCGAGATTGACAACAACCTGCACCCCGGTGAGGACTTCAGCGAGGTGGCGCCATTTTAAAAAACATGGAAAAGAATAAAGGCACGAAGTGGACGAAGGCTGAGCACGAAGTGCTCGCCAAATACTACAAAGCGATGGGCTACAAGTGCGCCATCGTGGTGGCTGAAATAACCGGACGAAGCGAGACCGCCGTGCGGGCACGCATCAGGAAGGTGATGGGACACGCCTCCAACCGCGTCAAGAAAGAGGATAACACTCCGCCCAAAGAGGAGACTTACCAACCCCGCGTCAAGCGCAAGGGCGGCGTGACGTGCCTCCAGTGCAAGGCCGACCCCTGCTTTCGCGACCGCGACGGGCGGCGGGTGAGTGCGACGGACCTGTTCGACAGCAACCTCGCCGAAGAAGGGTGCAGACTTTTCACGAAAAAATAATTTTATTAACCACTTAAAAATTAACTTTTATGACAATCGCATTAATCATCATCTGCATGATGCTGCTGTTTTACAGCATCATGGTGAGCTGGCTCTACCGCCAGGCCAACGACGAGGCGGGCAAGTTCATGAACGACTACGACAAAGAGCTGGCGAGAAACAAGAAGCTCGCCGATGAGCTGCGCAAGACGTGCGGCGAGCTGAACCGCGCCAACGGCATCATCCGCAAGTGGCGCGACGGCGAGGCCACCAACGCGCCCCAGCCCGCGAGGCCGAAAAAGATTTATTTCACCCACACCACAAGGAAGGAGGGCCGCGATGAATGACGTGACAACGAAACAGCAGGGCAAGATGTTGCTGAAGGCGGGGCTGGAACCCGACACGGCGACGATGTACCACGACACGGACAACATGGGCAACGTGACGGTGCGCGCGGGCAAGCCTTACGGCAAGTCCTGCACCCCCGCGTGGACGGCGGGCGCGCTGCTGGGGCTGCTGCCCCACACGATAGGCCTCTACCGCCTTCGCATGGAGAAAGGCGATGGTGTGTGGACGGCGGGCTACCATTACGACGACGAGAAACGGCTGCACACCGTGTCCTCGCCCACGCTCATCGACGCGCTGGTGCTGCTCACCATGTGGTGGCTGGGCTACAAGAAAGGAGGTGAGATATGAGTTTATACAATATGATTAACGGAATCAGTCCTGAAACATTTATTTTTCTTCCAATGTTGGGAAAGCATCCTAGTGAGTACCCAAGATTTAGAGACTGTTTCATCAATGATGGTATGATAGAGGTTTTCACACGAGTAGGTGGTAACAATAGAAATAGTGGATTCGGTGAAGAAGAACTATATAAGCACCCTTATTTCGTGAAAACCTACGATGATGATTTCGATAACACTTATGGGACTTATGTATTCAGTGTTCCTGATGAGTGGAAAGACGATTTCAACAAACTGATGAATGGCGAAAAACCATCGGAAAGGTATATTGAACAAATGTGTAAAATTTTCCCTAAACTTGAAGATAAATTCAAAAAGTTGTGGGATAATGAGAAAGGAGGCGAGCGATGACCGCCGCCTCGGCTACGGCTACGCCCCCATGAGCAAAGAACTGAAAAACCAATAAAAATAAAAAAATATGGAAAATAAGAAAAGCAAAGGGTGCAGTTGCCCCTATTTCCTCCCGTGGGTGAACACTTCACGTGGTGAGATATTATGCGCTTGCGTTGACAACGTGGCGAAAACAATCCGCAAATGCGAATGGACCCGCAGCGGCGGCTGCTGGAAATACCCAGCCGAAAAGGAAGGAGGCAAGTGCTGATGGCCTACTTTATCCCAACCGCCACGCCTGAGGACACGGGGCGCAAACGTAAGACCACCATGTTCCGCGCCACCGCCATGCTCGAAATCCAGCAAGAGCCGCGTTACGCCGCCGGCGATCTCGTTACCCTGAACGGCGGCATCTTCATGGTGCGCTCCGTCACCCGCCGCACCGCACGCCACGGCAAAGGCAAGGGCTGCTTCCTCTACGGCATCGGCTGCAACCAGCCCGTGGCCGAGAACAAGCTCGCCACCGCCACCGAGGAATTCTTGAGCAAATTCTATTTAAATAAAGTTGAGCGATGAGTGATAGCAAGTTCCGGAAAAAGTGTTGCTTCAACTGCACGCATCACCGCGACTACCACAACAGCGGCAAATTCATTAACACGCTCGTGTGTTCTATCAAGGCTGGAAAAGTATATACAACGCCAGATGGTAATGAGTATCTCGGCATTGACTACAACAATCGCATGGCGGCTGAAACACCGCCATGCGATTTATGGCAAATCGACACCAATATACCGAAAGGGTTCAAGTGGTCATTTTCCATAAAAACCACCCCACAACAACTAACTTTTAATTTTAAGTGACATAAAAGAGACCTAATTTAAGACATCAATGCTGTAGACCTTTTACTCGATGGTGTATCATTATTGGCCTAAAACGCAAAAAAATATGAAACGACACGTTGAATCTACACTACAATGCGCCTGCGTGAAATGGTTCAGGCTGCAACACCCGCGGCTCGCCCTGCTGCTCAACAGCGTGCCCAACGGCGGGGCGCGCAACGTGGTGACGGGTGCCATCATGAAAGCGGAGGGAGCAGTGCGCGGCGTGGCCGACCTGGAGCTGAACGTCGCCCGCGGCGGCTGGTTCGGCATGAAGATAGAGATGAAGACGGCGACAGGGCGGCAGAGTGACACGCAGAAGGCGTGGCAGCGCGCCGTGGAGGCCGAGGGCTACCTCTATGTGCTGTGCCGCGGCTTCGACGACTTCCGCCACGCCGTGGGCGGCTACCTCGCCATGCCGCCGACACGACGCGAAAGTGGTTAATTGGTTTTACCATGTTTTGTTTTGTCGGGGTGCGGCTTCATTGTCGCGCCCCGATTTTTCTTTGCGTTTTAAACAATTAGTTTAAAGAAAAACACTATTTTTGCAAAAACTTACTAAACCCAAAAAATGGAAACTATTGATATAGAATCGTTGAGGTTCGACGACAAGAACTTCAACAAGCACACCGAGTTCGGCATGAGCCTGCTGGAGCGGTCGCTGCGCGAGAACGGCGCGGGCCGCTCGGTGCTCGTTGACAAGAACAACAACCTGATAGCTGGCAACGGCATCGTGGAGGCCGCCGTGGCCGCGGGCTTCAAGCGTGTGAAGATAGTGGACACCGACGGTGAGACGCTGGTGGCGGTGCGCCGCCCCGACCTCGAGCTGGACACGGCGGCGGGCCGCAAGATGGCTCTCGCCGACAACGCCACGGCGGCGGCCAACCTTGAGTGGGACACCGAGGCTATTGCCGAGGCGTGCCGCGACTTCGACATCGACGCGAGGGCGTGGGGGGTGAGCCTCGACTTCGATGATGGCGCGCGTTTTTTTGGCGGCGAGAGGAATGGAGAGCGCTCCGGCGAGTATGATGAATTTGAGGAGAAGTTCAAGCCTAAGCTGACCACAGACGATTGCTACACGCCCACTGAGGTTTATGACGAGGTCGCGAAATATGTGCGGAACATTGTAGGCGATGATCCAGAATTTGTGCGCCCATTCTATCCCAATGGGGACTACCGAAGGTTCCACTACCCGGAAGGCTGCGTGGTGGTTGACAACCCGCCGTTTTCGATATATGCCGAGATAGTCCGCTGGTATCTTGCCCAAGGCATAAAATTCTTTTTGTTTGCGCCAGCGCTCACGCAGGTTGTCGCCAATGCACCTGTGAACTATGTGGTAGCCTCTTGCAATGTGACGTATGAGAACGGTGCCGTCGTGCGGACATCATTCACTACCAACCTGCTTGGCGACATCGCGTTCACGACGGCTCCGGGGCTGAAAAGGGCTGTGGAGGCGGTGAACGGTGCCCCGGCCGCCGAGCTGCCTCTATATGGGTACGAGAATGTTATAACACCCGCGCTGCTATGCAAGCTCGCCCTCGTTGATTTCTCGGCAAAGAGAAGTGATGTGGCCGAGATTGCCAACCTTGACGCGCTCAAAGCGAAAGGTAAGTCGTTGTACGGTCGCGGGTGGCTGCTTAGCGAGCGCAAGGAGAAGGAGCGCAAGGAGAAGGAGCGCAAGGAGAAGGAGCGCAAGGAGAATTATCTTCACTTGTCAGACAGGGAAAGAGACATCGTTAAAAAGCTCAACACAACAGGATGGAAGGAGGACGGAGAATGACGAAATACTGCAAAGCGAAAGTGCGGGAGTGCGCCGAGTGGGTGGAAGCCCACGGTCTCTCGCAGCACGGCGGGGCCACCATCGCGGACTTCGCCGGAGCCATGGACATCAATGTGGGCACTTACTTTGAATGGTTTAAAAAAGCCGACTTTTCCGAAGCTATAAAAAAGGCACAGGCGGTGTTCCGCTCCAAGACGCTAAAGCGGGTTGAGAACGCCCTGCTGAAAAAGGCTACCGGCGGGGTGAGCATCACCGAAGAGGTGTCGTTGATTGAGGCGGGAGCCGACGGCAAGCCCACGCTGACGCAGAAGACGGTGAAGCGCAAGGAGACCGCTCCCGACACGGCGGCGGCGATATTCCTGCTCACCAACATCGACCCGAAGCGGTGGCGCAACGCGCAGCACATCGACCACACCAGCGACGGCGAGAGGATGGGCGGCGTGAACATCATCGTGGACAAGGAGACGGCCGACGCACTCAATGAACTGGCAAAGCGGGAAAATATTTAAGCGTATAGCGACGGCCATGAACGGGGGCAAGAGCATCATCGTGAACAAGGGCGGCACGCGCAGCGGCAAGACGTGGGCTTCGCTGCAATTCCTGTACTGGTACGCCCAGACGGTCCCCGGCTCGCTGGTGAGCGTGGTGGGCGAGACGCTTCCGTTCCTCAAGCGCGGTGCCATGCGCGACTTCGAGGCGATGATGGGCGAGTTGTGGGACGGCGACGCATGGAACGCCACCGACCGAGTCTACAGCTTCCCCAACGGCTCGCGCCTCGAGTTTTTCAGTGCCGACAGCGAGGGCAAGGTGCACGGCAGCGCGCGCGACGTGCTGTTCATCAACGAGTGCTACTACGTCCCCTACGCCACATTCAGGCAGCTGGCCGTGCGCACCCGAAGGCATATCTTGCTGGATTACAACCCGCGTTCGCGATTTTGGGTTGACGACCACCTTGTGGGGCGCGGCGACGTGGCCCTTATCCACAGCACCTACCGAGACAACCCGCACCTCACCGACAGACAGGTGGCCGAGATAGAGAGCAACAAGGGCGATGAGAACTGGTGGCGCGTCTACGGCGAGGGAGAGACGGGGAGCGTCGAGGGCCTCGTCTACACGTCGTGGGAGACGTGCGCCGCCCTTCCCGAGAGCTTCAAGCGCGAGTTCTACTGCATCGACTTCGGCTTCACCAACGACCCGACGGCCATCCTGCGTGTGCTGCTCGCCGGCGGCGAGCTGTGGATTGACGAGCTGGCCTACCGCACGGCGATGCTCAACGACGACATCGTGGACGTGCTGCGCGCCGCCGGAGTCGGGAGCAACGCCGCCATCGTGTGCGACAGCGCGGAGCAGAAGAGCATCGCCGAAATCAACAACAAGGGCGGCTACCACGCCGTGCCGGTGGCCAAAGGGCGCGGCAGCGTGACGGCGGGCATCACGGCGGTGCAAGCCTACCGCCTGCACGTGACGCAGCGTTCGCTGGGCACCATTGAGGAGCTGCGCAACTACTCGTGGCGGCGCGACAGCATCAACGGCGGCTACTACAACGAGCCGGTGGACCGTTACAACCACGCCATGGACGCTTTGCGCTACGGCGTGACCACGTTCCTCCAGGCGCGCCGCGAGAGCAACCTGCCTACGATGTACATGAACTATATCCGTTGAGAAATGAGAGAATACACGACATATATCAAGCGTTTGCGCTCCACCGTCAAGAGGGGTGAGCGCATGAGGGAGCGGCGGCTCGACCTACCGTTCCGTGACTTCGCCGTGCTGGTGCCGTTCATGACCGGCGACACGGTGGAGGCCGTCGGTGGCATCGCCCCGCCGCCGAAGATTGCGGGCAGGGCGGTGCCTCAGGACTTGCACATGGCCACCTTCGGCACGCTGGTGCGGTTGCAGGGAGTTGCGGGCGACGACTACACGGCCACGTGCTGCTCCCTTGTGGAGGTGCTCACTGGCGTTCCCGCCGTCGAGGTGTCCCGCCGTCCCGCCAGGCAGGTGCTCGGGGTGGTGAACATGGTGCAGCGCGAGATGGGGCGCATCGGCAAGCTGTTCCAGTCCTTGCAGGGCGACAAGAGCAGCGACGATGTGGCGGCGGGCATCGATCGGCTGAACTTCGGCGCGTTCGGCATCGTCGACTGGTACGCCCGCCGCATGGGCATCATCGACCATGAGGATGTGTTCGCCACGCCGTGGCAGCGCATCTACCAGTGCATGAAGATAGACTACGAGAACATCGAATTTAATCGGCGATTGCGGATAATCGCCGAAAGGAGGAAGAAATGAAGATAACGAAAAAAGTGGCCCAGGACATGGGCTGCGCCTATATTTACGACGACTTCGGGCGCATCAACCTCAAGACCGACAAAGTGAAGGACGGTGCCGTGCTGGTGGCCGAGACGCTGCCCACCGACGGGCGGCTGGACTTCCGTTTCACACCTGTTGTGAAGGGCACGAAGTCGCAGATTTTCGCTTTCCTGCGGCATTGCGACCTCGACTTCGAGGGCACCGAGGTGGGCGAGATAGTGGACGAGATGGCCGGTGTGGCCCGCGAGTTCATCATGCGCCTCAACGGCACTGGCGTGTACGAAGCCGTGGAGTCCGCCGAGTGGACAACGGTGCTGGATTTTCTTGACGCGAACATGGCGGGCGTGCGTGTGACGCTGACGCTCACCGACATGGCGGGGGAGTGTGTGAGTTATGAGTGACGTGGACATGGCTGTGGCGTTGCTCACTGGCACCATGCGCGAGGCGGTGGTGGAGCGGCTGCGGAAGCTGGGCGCGGACATCGGCGCGAGCATCGTGCGCCATGGGCTGCGTGCCAGCGGGCGCACCCAGGCGAGCATCCGTGTCGTCACCGACGCGGGCGGCGTGGCGCTGGTGGGTCGCAGGTACTTCCCCGCCCTTCAGTTCGGCAACGGTCCGTGGCGCGGCGGGCGCGGCGAGCGCAGCAGCTTCTACGCCTTCCGCGCCGTCATCGCCGAGTGGGCGCGTGCCAAGGGGCTTGTGTTCGGGCAGGCCAAGGAGCAGGAACGCGCCGTGAGCGCCATCACGGCGAGCATCATCAGGAGCGGCACGCGGCTCTACCGTTCGGGCGGGCGGCTTGACGTGTACGACACCCTCAACGCCGAGGCGGCGAAAGACATCGAGGCCATGCCGGCCACATTCGGTGCTAAGGCAGTGGACATCATCATCAACAAATGGGCGGGCTACCGCCGATAGGAGGACATCATGAACAAGACACAGAACGAGAGAACGACAACGGTGGTCACCGTGGGCGGTGCGTCCTTGACGCTCACCTTGCCGGTCATCGCCATGGCTTTCGGCTGGTGCACGGCGCGCCTTCACGGCGGTGCCACATTCGCCGGCAAGAGGGTGACGGTGCAGGGCGAGGGCTCCACCTTCACGGTGACGCTGGACGGCACCGGCAGTGCGCGCTTCAGCCTGCTGCCTATCATCCGCAAGGTGCTGCTCGACGGCGGTGCTTTCGACGTGCCGTTGCCCACCGACCCCGCAGCCACCGACATGACGAGCCCGTGGTGCGGCGAGATAGATTTGGTCGTGAGTGCCGAGGGCGGCACCGTGTTGGAGCCCATCCCGTTCCGCTACGGCGGTGCCGCCGTGTACGACCGCGGCGAGCGGTGGCTCACCTACGACCCCGCGGGCGAGAGCTTCTTCACCATGGGCGTGGACGCGCAGAAGCACGTCGACGAGTGGCTCAATGCCACGCTGCTGCAAGAGGCGGCTGGCGGCGGCGACTTCGACTACACGGCCGAGGTGGAGGAGCCCTGCGGCGCACATATCATGAGCGGCGCGGCCACCGTCCACTTCAAGGCCGACTGCCGCACCGTCAACGTGCTCAAGGTGAAATGGCTGGACGGCTACGGCGGCATCAACGAGCGGAAGCTGACGCTGGCGGGCGACAGCGTGACGGCGCGCGCCGGCGAGAGCTACGAGCGTCCGCACGACGACCGCGCGGTGAGCAGCGCCGCGTGGCGCGGCGACTACTACGCCGGCGACGACCGCTGGACGGTAATGGAGCCCGCGCGGACGCTCACCCTGGGTGACGACGGCATCCCCATGAACCAGCGCGGGTGGCTGGCGACGCTCGCCGTGTCGCCCTGCGTGGAGGTGCTGCTCGACGGCGTGTGGACGCGCTGCAACATCGCGGGCTGCACGCTCACCGCCGACCCCCGCAAGAGCACCTTTTCGTTCACCATCACGCTCACCGTGCCCACCCACATGGCGCAAACCTTTTGATCCATGAAGCAGCAGCTATACATCAACGGCGTGGCCGTGGACATGGCCACCGACGAGATAAAAATAAAAGTGGCGAGCAACGCCCTGACCCGCGCCGACAAAACCATGACGGCGCACAGCTACAACGTGACGCTGCCGCGCACCGCCACCAACGACACCGTGTTCGGCATGGCCTACGTCCCTGCCGCCGAGACTGGCGGCGTGGCGACGCACCGCTACCACGAGGCCGCGCTCTACTTCGACGGCGTGCCGCTGTTCGAGGGCGGCAAGGCGGTGCTCACCGCCGTGGACGACAAAGGCTACAACGTGACCCTGCTGTGGGGGCTGGTGGACGTGTTCGACGAGATAAAGCGCGAGGGCCTCGACCTGTGCGACCTGCCGATGAGCGAGCACTGGGTGGAGGGCTCCATGGCCACGTGGGGCACGCTTTACAAGGTTTCGGGCGTGGAATACAACAGCGGCATGGACGACGGCATCTACGCCACGCTCACCGCCGACGGCAAGGCCGAGGCGGACAAATATCCGTGGGCGGTGCCGTGGGTGCGTGCGCGGGCGATACTGGACAAGATAGCGCAGGTGTACGGCATCACGTGGGACTTCTCGACCGCTGCGGCCGCCGCCGTCGACACGCTGGTGCACCCGCTCACCACGCTGCGCTCCAAGTGCGACGACGAGGTTGTGGAGGGCTGGCTCAGCGCCATGATAGGCACGAGGACAGAGAGCGGCCGCGAGTACACTTATATGCAGTGGGGCAATATGCAGGCCGATAATATGCATATCGCCGGCAACGTGCTCAAATGGGGCAAGCCCTACGAGGGCGATGTGTACGCCGCCCGCGAAGTGGTTTTCAAGACGTTCAGGGTGCACGGCTACGCTTTACAGGAGTGGGAGTTGTTGTTCGCTCACACATGGGTGCCCAACATGGAAGTGGCCAAAGGGCAGGTCATCACGATAGGCGAGGGCAACGCCGTCATCGGCAGCGTGGAGCAAGGGTTGGGGCACTTCATCGACGTGACCTTCCACGACGTGCGCCTGAGCGCATGGCCGGCGGATGACGAGGGCTCTTTCCCCTGCCCCTCTGTCAAGGACTCCACCATTCATTCGGCGGACTGCTCAGTCACCGCCGACTGGGTGCTGGAGGACGTTGGCGACATGGTGGTGGGCGACGACTACTGCGAGGAGCGCAACTACCCCGCCGTGGGCGTGATGCAGTACATCAGCGAGGTGCTGGCGCACTGCGGCGCGTTCCTCGCCGGGAGCGTGACCAGGCCCTCGTCGCTGCGTGTCGTCACGCTGGACGAGGTGGCGGCCGCCACGCCGGTGAACGTGGACACGCTGGGCGTGGGCGAGGTGTCCATGACGCTCGACGACCTCGCCCGCCGCAACGTCTACAGCCACGTCGCCAACGACGACGACGGCACGGATTACACGGCGAGCGGCACGGTGGAGGTGGACGACACCACGCTGGCAGCCGAGGCGAAAGCCTTCGAGAGCAAGTTCAAGGTGCCGCGGTCCAACATCATCAAGTCGTGGCACGTGGAGCCCGACAGCGAAGACGAGAACAAGAACACCGCCCAATGGGAGGACAACGGCCCCTACATCTGCGGAAGGCGCGCCAACGGCGGTGGCTGGTATTTCGGCAACACAGGGCAGGACTTCGCCTCGGTGCTCGCCAACCGCTACCGCGGCTACTCCTCGATGGTGCTCCACCCAAAGGTGGTGGAGTGCACGGTGCGCATGGGCGTGCTGGAACTGCTGGGGTTTGACATGGAGCGGCCGCTCTACGTCAACCAGCTGGGTCGCGCCTACATCGTGGTTTCGATCGAGAGCGATAGCGGTGACAACTTTAAAATAACAATGGTTCAAATATAGGAGAGAACAATGGCAGCAGAAGTGGTGCAGAAAATCATCGACGTGAAGCTGGAGGCCAGTGCGGCCATCGGCGGCATCGTCAAGCTCAACGACGCGATAGCGGCGAACAACAAGGCCATGGCCGAGAACACGGCCATGATGCAGCAGGAGGGGGCGAACATCGAACAGCTCAAGCGCGCCAACGAGGAGCTGGCGGTCAAGACCAAGCAGCTCAAGGAGGAGAAGCGCGTCCTGCAAAAGGAGGTGCAGAACGAGCTGCGGCAGCAGGTGGCGCAGGAAGGGAGCCTCAAAGACCTGCGCGCCCACCTGAGCAACCTCACGAAGCAGTACGACAGCCTCTCGAAGGCGGAGCGCGAGAACATCGCCGTGGGCGGCAAGCTCAAAAACACCATCAACCAAGTCACCAACGAGATAAAGGCCGCCGAGGAGGGCACGCAACGCTACTACCGCAACGTTGGCAACTACCAAAACGCCATCATGGAGGCCATCGGCCTCAACGGGCGCTTCGGGTCCAGCGTGGCGGGCATCATCAACATGGAGGGGGGCTTCAAGGGTGCCATGGCCGCCATGGGGACGAGCGCCAAGGCGTTCGGCAAGGCATTGACTGGGTTGCTGGCCAACCCCGTGTTCGCCGCCGTGGCGGGCATCGTGGGTGCCGGCATGGCCTTCAAATGGTTCTACGACTACAACGTGGGGATGGAGGAAGCCTTGCGCCTGACACGCGAGTTCACCGGCGAGAGCGGCAAGAACTTGCAAAACCTGCGCGCCGAGATAGAGGCGACGGCCTCGACCTACGGAAAGGATTACAAGGACGTGCTCAGGAGCGTCGACACGCTCACCAGCCACTACCACATGAGCGCCGAAGAGGCCATCAAGACTATCAACGACGGTTTCCAGGCTGGTGCCGACATCAACGGCGACTACTTGCAGAAATTGCAGCAGTTCGCCCCGCTGTTCCACGACGCCGGCATCAAGGCTTCGCAAATGGTGGGAATACTCACGCAGACGCGCAGCGGCATTTGGAGCGACCAGGGGCTTGAGGCCATCAAGCAGGGAAGCGTGCGCATCCGCGAGATGAGCAAGACCACGAAGGACGCTCTCCGCGGCATCGGCATCAACGCCGACGAGATGGAGCGCAAGCTCAAGGGCGGCACACTGGGCACCTTCGACGCGCTCAGGCAGGTGAGCGCGCAACTGAAGGCCATGCCCGACAACTCCCGCGAGGTGGGCGAGGCGATGAGCGCCGTGTTCGGGCGGCAGGGCAAGTTCGCCTCGCAGGAGATGATAGAGCAGCTCTCCACGATGCTTACAGACGTGGAGGAGCTCAAGAAAGTGACCGGCGAGTACGGCGAGGCATTGGAGGCCAACCGCCAGGCAACCGCCGATTTGGAGAAAGCCAGCGCCGACCTCTTCAACGCTGGCGAGCAAGGGTGGGAGACCATGACCACGCGCGCCGACACGTTATGGAAGACAGCGCTCACGAAGGTCATCAACAAGGTCATAGAGCTGCGCAACAGGTTAGCAAAAGTATATAACGAAAGCGCAGCCTTCCGTGTCCTCGCCCGTGTCCTTGTCGGCGTGTTCTCCGGCACTTTCGACATCATCATCAACGGTTTCAGCCGCGTCGGGCAAGGCTTCAAGGTGATGGGGCAATGGGTGAAGGCTTTCTATGATACCTTCGCCAGCGCCTTCATGGCGGTGCGAGACATGGCGAGCGGGCTTGGCACCATCCTCTCGGGCGACATCACTGGTGGCATCGCACAGATGGGTGCTGCGTTGAAGAAGAACTTCAACAACGCACTCAACAGCGTCAACACCGCCATCAAGAGCACCGGCAAGCTCGCCCAGGACACATTCGGCAAGTTCTTCGATGGCGGCAACCTCCCCGACCGCATCGACATGGTGGGCGGTGGTGACAGTGTGTTCGGTCGCGACAGTGTGTTCGGTCGCGACAACTTCTCGCAGTATATCCTCAACGACACCACTGACGGCGGCACTGACACCGGCGGCGGTGGCGGCTCCAGTAGCGTCGGTTCTCGTGGCGGGAGCTCCAAAGAGACGCCCGAGCAGAAAGCCGCCAGGGAAGCCGCCGAGGCTCACGCGAAGCGCATGGCTGACCTCATCAAGCAAGCCAACGCCTTGCAGCAGAAAGCGCTCGAAGAGGAGAGCAAGACATCCATCGATGGCATCAACAAGCTATATGACGCGCAGAAGGCGGCTTTCTTCGAAGCCTACGGCGAGCGCGAGCGCTACGAGGGAGAAGCGGCTGATGCATATGACAAACTCCTCGCCGACATCGAGACCAAGCGAAAAGCCGCCATCGACAAGTTCAACGCCGACGCCTTGAAGCGGCAGGAAGCTCAGCAAAAAGCCATGCAGGACGACGCGAAGAAGCTGGCGCAAGCCATCATCGACGGACAGGAGGACGGGAGCGCAAAGCAGCATGAATGGCGCTTGCAACTGCTGCACCTGCAGCTGGAGGAGGAGCTGCGCGCCCTCGACGAGAACGAGCGCATGAAGACCGACAACCGCGAGGTGTGGGAGCAGACGCGCGTCGCCATCACGGAAAAATACCAAAAACAGGAAACCGACATCAAGAAGCAGTACGCCGATAAACAGCGGGAAATCGAGATGGGCAAGATCCAAGCGTCGGCACAGGTTGTCGGAGCCATGGGCGACATTCTCGAACAGGCTGGAGAAAATAACAAGGCGGCGCTCGTCACCGCAAAAATGTTAGGACTTGCGGAAGTAATGATTAATCAAGGCGTGGCTATTTCCAACGCCGTGAAAGCGGGCAGCAACGCCATCACGCCGTGGCAAATGATTGCGCAGATTGCCGCCAGTGTGGCAGCCGTCGTCGGCTCCATGATGAGCGCCTTCAAGGCCATCAAGAGCGCAAAATTCGCCACCGGCGGCTACGTCAGCGGCGCGGGCACCGGCACCAGCGACAGCATCCCTGTGCGCGTGAGCAACGGCGAGAGCGTCATCAACGCCAACAGCACCGCCATGTTCGGCGGCCTGTTGTCGGCGCTGAACCAGCTGGGCGGCGGCGTGCCTATCCAGGTGACGCAGACGGCCACCGCCGTGCATGGCGAGGAGATGCTCGCCCGCGCCGTGGCCCGCGGCGTGGCCATGCTCCCCGCCCCCGTGGTGAGCGTGCAGGACATCAACCGCGGCCAGCGGCAGGTGGCCGTGCTCAACGAAAGGGCTACGCTGTGACCGTCTACGACCTGCTCAAAGACAACATGGCCATCCTGCGGCGTTTCCACCGCAACGGCGTGGCCGCCGACAGCATCCGCTTCGTGCCTGTGTTCGAGGACTGGCGTCGCATGGCGGGGCAGGGTGCGAAAAAGCAGTACATCGAAGCCGTGCTGGCGGCGAAGTACGGCTACACCGAGCGTTACATCCGCATGATAGTGCGCTTCATGCAGGAGGAAGTAAGATAGATTGTTTTATACTTTTTGTTTACAGGGCTGCGTCCCCACCCGTGAGGGCAGGGGCGCTTTTTTTGCCGTGTGGAAAAAAACACTTCCACCTTATGGAGGCGGGAAACCGCAAAAAGGCGTGTAACCTTGCGTAACTTTGCGGCATAAACCCGGAAACAATGGCTAAACTCAAAATATACAGCGACATCGTGGGCGAGGAAGACAAGATGTTCCTCGCCTGGAACGGCATCGACAGCACCGCGTTCACCGACGTGGACGCTTTCATCGGCAGCGTGCCCGAGGAAGACGAGGCCATCGACCTGCAAATCAACTGCCGCGGCGGGCGCACGGACGTGGCCCTTGCCATGTACGACGCGCTGCGCGCCACCGGCAAGGTGATAAGCGCCGAGGTCATCGGTGAGTGCTCGTCGAGCGCCACGCTGTTGCTGCTGGCCGCGCGCAAGGACCTGCGCCGCGCCCACCCCAACGCTTCTATTCTCATTCACAACCCCTACATTTGCGGTTTTGTGGAGGGCGACTCGAAGCGCGTGGGGGCGATAGCCGAGAGCCTCAACGACGTGCGCGAGCGGTTCCTCGACATCTACGTCGAGCGCACTGGCGCGCCTCGCGAGGTGCTCTCGTCCATGATGGACGAGGACAAGCCCATGACGGTGGCGAAGGCCATCGAGCTGGGCTTTATCACCGAAGAGATACCGCCCATTTCGGCGGCACGTAAAACCCATAACACTACCCATTCAATGAATTTCAAGAACTTTTTCAAAGCCCTGCGAGGCCTCATGGACTCGTACGGCATGGACCTCACCACCGCCGACGGCGGCACGCTGGAGCTCGTGAAGGAGAGCGGCGACCCCGCGGTGGGCGACGAGGTCATCAGTGAAGACGGCGAGTACCTCATGCCCGACGGCACCACCATCGTGGTGGAGGGCTCCGTCATCGTGGAAATTCGCCCCGCCGCCGAGGAGGTTGAGGAGCCTGCTGCCCCCGAAGAAGGCGCGGAGCGAGGAGAGGAGACGCAGACCGAAGAAGCCGACGGGAGCGAGGCCGAAAAAGAAAGGCTCAAGGCCGAGCTCGCCGAGAAGGACGCAATCATCGAGGAACTGAAGAAGCAGCTGGAGGAGAGCCGCTCGAAGGCAAAGAGCGACGACGAGCGCGCCATTCTCGACATGGTGGCGGTGGCCGGAGGCCGCGAGTGGCTCGAGAACGTCAAGTCGAAAGCCACGGTGCAGCCCCGTGAGTTCAACGGCGGCGCGGAAAAAGCGCAAGCCCGGCGAGAGTGCAAAACTTTCGCCGAATACATCAGTGAAAAGCGAAACAACAAAACCCAAAAATAAGGAAAACAAATGGCATCTACTGGACTGAATTTCAACAACATCACCCCTCCCAACGGAGCGGTGCGCGACCTCAACAAGCTCGTGTTCAATGACGTGCTCTCGGCTGAGCGCCTGGGCAGCATTTTGAACGTGTTCACCCGCACTTTCGACGGCGACAAGCTCGACGTCATCGGCGAATTCGGCCTGCTGGGCAAGGCCTCGCAGGGCTGCAGCCCCGTGTACGGCAACGACACCATCAACACCACCGAGAAGACGTGGAACGTCAAAGAGTGGGAAATCGCCGAGAGCATCTGTTACAAAGACATCGAGGGCACGCTGGTGAAATACGCGCTCAACAGCGGCACCGACATCGACGACATCACCAGCAACCAGTACCTCGAGCAGGTGGTGCTGCCCCGCCTCGAGCTGGCCATCTACAAGATGCTCGTGCGCATCGCCTTCTTCGGCGACACCGCGGCCAAGACCACAGCCGACGGCGGCACGCTGCTCGTGGGCACCGACCCCGACTACTTCAAAATCACCGACGGCTACTGGAAGCAGATTTTCGCCATCGTCGCCGGAGACGCGGCACGCCGCGTGACCATCGCCGCCAACGCCGAGGCCACCAAGGCCGGACAAATGGCCGGTATCGCCACCACCGCCGTGGCCACCATCAACGACCTCATCGACACCGCCAAGCCCGCCCTGCGCCAGGCCGAAGACCAGGTCATCTACATGACCCAGTCGCTCGCAGACGCGCTCGAGGTGAACCTGCTCACCAGCTTCAGCGGCAGCGACCTGCACTGGCAGGACCTGTTCGGCGGCATCCGTGAGGGACGCTACCGCGGCGTGAAAATCCGCGTCCTGCCCATTTGGGACGAAATCATCCAAAGCTACGAAGGCACGGCGGCGGCCTACAACCTGCCCCACCGCGCCATCTACACCACCGCGCGCAACCTCGCCCTCGGCGTGACCGGCACCAGCGAGTTCAAAGACGTGGACATCTTCTTCGACCGCACCACGCGCCTCAACCACATCTTCGCCAAAGACAAGGTGGGCGCGCTCGTGGTGGCCGACGACCTCATTCAGGTGGCCTACTAAGCCTCACCCGGCTCATACGCTATTCTCCCCGGTGTGTGGGTGGTGACACACCCGCACACCGTTTTTTTTGAAACCTCTAAAAAAGAAATATATGGCACTTTGTGACTATCTTATCAACTCGAACATCGCCGGCTACGACTGCTCCAACCCCATGGTGAAAGGGGCCAAGGCCGCCGGCAAGCTCATGAACCGCGGTGACATCAACCTCGCCGGTGTCACCTATGACGAGAACAACCCATTCCTCGTGACCGCGCTCCCTCTCGTGAGCGGCAAGACCAGCTACTCCATCACCCAGGGCGGCAAGACCCCCTTCACGGGCACGCAGCAGGAGATGGTGGAAGGCACCTACCAGAACACGGTCACCAATACTGTGCAGTTCGTCATTCTCAAGCAGGACAGCGTCACCGCCGAGCAAGTCTTCGCGCTCATGAACGGTGAGTTCGTCGCCGTGTTGCAGAACAACAACGGCACTTATCAGGTCTACGGCCTCGAGGGCGGGCTTCGCGCTTCGGCAATGGTGCGCGAGCTTTACAACGACGACACCCTCGCCGGCTGGCTCGTCACCATGACCGAGGAAGGGGCCATCAAGGGCAACCTCTTCATCAGTGAAACGCTCTACAACACCCTTTAAAAATGCATTGACATGGCACTTTGCGATTACCTAATCAACAGCGACATCGCCGGCTACGACTGCGCATCACCCATGGCGAAAGGAGCCGAGAACAAAGGGTTGCTCATCAACCGCGGCGACATTGAGCATTATGTGTTCACCGACAACGACTTCACCGCCAGTATCAAACTCAAATGCGGCTACAAGAAGGCGTACACCATCACGCAAAGCGGCAAAACGCCTTTTGCCGGCACACAACAGGAGATGGTGGAGGGCACGCATCAAAACACTGTGACCAACACGGTGCAGTTCACCGTCCTCAAGCAGGACGGCGACACGGCACAGCAGCTGTTCGCGCTCATGAACGGCGAGTTCGTCGCCGTCATCCCCGACAGGAACGGCAACTTCCAGGCCTACGGGCTCGAGACCGGGCTGCACGCCAGCGCGGCGGTGCGCGAGCTCTACAACGACGACACCCTCGCCGGCTGGCTCGTCACCATGACCGAGGAAGGGGCTACCCGCGGCAGCATCTTCATCAGCGGGGATAATTTCACTGCTCTCACCGTCACGACCTCCGAATGCATCGGCCCGCCCGTCACCCCATGACACTGAGTGAGGCTACACAAGAACTTGAGGCGTTGAGGGGCTGGAGCGGAAGCACCGGCCTCCCCGCCTACAAGGAGCGCGTGCGGGCACTCTACACCGCCGTTACAGGCAAAAGCCTGCGCGACTGCAACTGCAAGAACATCTACAGCGACGCTATCGTCGAAATTTACTCACAGCTTAAACACCCCAACAATCGCATCATGACCAACAGCAAAGCACGTTTAGTCAAAGGCGTGGTGCTGCAAGTGAACGGCAGCCACTACACCAACGCCAACCTCACCGACGAGGTGGCGCGCGAGTTCCTGAGCCGCTACCCCATGCGGACGGACTGGTTTGAAGTGCTGCCGCCCAAAGCGGAAGCCAAGAAAGCTAAAAGCAAAGGTAAATGAACATCGAACGCATCAAGAAGGCGGAGCAGCGCATCGACGTGGGCTACATTTCCACGCTGGGCATCAAGGCTTACGGACGTAACAACCTCTATCCCCAGCAGGTCAAGGCCATTCTCGACGCTTCGAGCACGGGGAGCCAATGCGCCGACCGCTACGCCCGCTTCATCGAGGGCGGCGGAATGGCCAACATGGATCTGTACGGCATGACCGCCAACCACTACGGCGAGACCGTCGACGACATCGTGCAGGCCGTGGCTCAGGATATGGCGTTTTACGGCGGCTTCGCCCTGCACGTCAACTATGACCTTGCCAGCAGGGTGTGCGAGGTGCAGCACGTGCCGTTCGAGAGCTGCCGCCTGCAAGAGAGCGACGACAGCGGCTACATCGGCAAGGTCATCACCCACCCCGACTGGGCTGGAGGCACGACGCGTGGCGGCAGGGCCGTGAAGGTAAACAAGACCACCATCACCACCTACGACCGCTTCAACCCCGACCACGAGGTGGTCATGGCGCAAATCGTCGCCGCCGGAGGCATCGAGCGTTACAAGGGGCAAATCATGTGGGTGAGCACGGCGGGGCGCGACCGTTACCCGGCCCCGAAGTACGACCGCGTGCTCACCGAGCTCTCCACCGACGAAGGGCTGGGGAACATCAAGTTCCGCAACACCCGCTGCAACTTCCTCAGCAGCGCCTTCGTGGTGACGCGCCGCGGGCAGACCACAGGCAACGACCAGGAAGACCGCAAGAGGGAAATCGCCGCCCGCGGCTTCGCCGAGCAGCTCGCCGAGTTCCAGGGCGACGAAATGGGCAACGTGCTCATATCGCTCACCGTGGAGAACGACGAGGACAAGCCCGAAATCCTCGAGTTCCCGACAAAGAACTTCGACAAGGACTTCGACGTTACCGACCGCAGCGTGGTGGAGCGCATTTACTGCGCCTTCGAGCAAGACCCCTTCCTGTGCATCCGCAACGGCAAGCTGGGCTTCAGCGGCACCACCATCCACGACTGTTATAGCTACTACGCCAGCCTCGTGAGCAAGGAGCAGCGCATCATCGAGAGGGCGCTGCACCGCATTTTTGAACATTGGCACCAGCCATTGGCGAGCACCGACTGCGCGCTGCTGCCGCTTAAATACAACGAACAATGAACGTGACGACCTACGACAACGCCCTGCTCATCACCAGGGAGGATATTGACCGCGAGTGCCGGCCGTGCAGCACTCAGGACGCACTCGCCGACCGCTGCATCGAGGAGGCTCAAATGCTCGACATCAAGCCCGCCGTTGGCGACGCTGTGTTCCTGAGGCTGTTCGACCCCGCCGACGAGGCCGCGCAGACGCTGTGGTACGGCGGCAAGTACACCGACAGCTGCGGTAACGCCCGAATTTTCTCCGGGCTGCGCAAAGCCTTGCTCTACTACGCCTACGGGCGCATCGTGCGCGCCAGCGGCGGTGTGGCCACCCGCTTCGACTATGTGGTCAAGGCCGACCAGTACAGCGACAGCGCGGACGGCAAGGCCAAGTCGCAAGCCTACAACGAGGCCTTCAGCATCGCCGACGGCTATAAGGAACAGGCGCTTCTTTTCATGGCCGAGCACCCATCGGACTTCGGCAACGAGAGGCGCAAGATTATCAACAACCGCTTACAACTAAAAAAAATAGGCTATTAATGGAACTGACATATATACAAGGCAACAGCTTCAATGTTGCCATTCCATTGAAATTCAAGGTGGTGGCGCATGGTAACAACGGCGCCACCGTTGTTACTGATGACTACCTGCCCCAGGAGGGCGACGTGCTCGCCGTCACACTCACCGGCGGGAAACGGCGCTACCGCTACACCCCTACGATGGACGGCAGCACCGCCCACTTCGACATCGCCGGCACCGAGGTGGCGGGCGACTATGCGCTGGAGGTGACGCTGGCGCGCGCCGACGGCCGGCGTTACCGCTACGCCGCCTCCGAGGTGCTGCGGCTGTTGCCGTACACCGGCGACGTGGAGGCCACCGCGGGCGGCGACATCATCATCGGCGGCGTGGTGCTGGACGCTGGTGTGTTCCTGTTTGCCAAAGGCGACAAGGGGGATCCATTTGTGTATGAGGACTTCACCGAGGAGCAGCTTGACGACCTGGCGGGGCGCATTGAGTTGACACCCGCCGAGTTGGCCGAGATTGCGGAGCGTGTTGATTTGAGCGGCTACGTCAACGGCGGGGCTTACGACAGCCAAACCAAGCGCATATTGCTCACGCATGACAATGTGGTGGTGTCGTCGATTGACGCTACTGCGTTCATCAAGGACGGCATGGTGAGCGGTGTGGCGGTGGAGAACGGCTACATCGTGATAACCTTCAACACGGACGCGGGCAAGGAGGATATACGCATACCCGTGAGCGAAGTCTTTGACGCAAGCCTTTATTACACCAAGACGGAGAGCGAGGCGCGTTTCGCGGGCAAGCCTTTTGTGGTGACGTTTGCTGAAACGGCGGGCGTGGTGGTTGCGGACAAGACGTTTGCGGCCACGCTGGCGGCGTACAACGGAGGTGCGGCGGTGTACTTCCGTTTTGACGGGGCGGACATTCCTGCCACACCTATGAACAATCTTGGCTTCATCGGCGTGTTCCACTACATCGACTTGCTGCTGGAGGTGTGGTTGGACGATGAAAACAAGGCGGGAAAAAACACCTACACCCTCTTGACGAGCGGCGGCCTCAAGACTATCAACAACGAGTCGCTTGAGGGCAGCGGGAACCTGATGCTGGCGACACAGGAGGCTTTGGCAAATTATTGCCCGATTATTGAGGACACACGCACGTCTGCTGTGCCCAACATCACGGGTGTTGCGCCATTTGCTGAACTTGCTAACGGGCAAATGATATGGTTGCACCTTGCGTTTGATACCCCTAGCAGTGCGAGTATCACACTCACGTTGAGTAATGGCACAAGCACAGGGGCAATCCCGTTTTTCGGGCAAACACCAAGCGGCGGTTTTACTCGCATTTCCTTAGGGCTTTATAAAAGAAACCATTACAAGTTGTGCCGTTATGAGGCCGACAACAATCGCTGGGTGTGCGTGAACCACGACAACGATACTGTTTATTATGAATTGACCACAGAGGAAATTGAAACTGGCACAGCCACGCAAACAAAAGTTGTAAGTGCGGCTGTTCTTCGTGGTGCTTTTTACCTCAAAAGCGAAAGCGACACACGCTATTTGCCGCAAGTGGTCTCGGTTGACAACCAGTCGGCGCAGGTTGAACAGTCGTTGGAGAGCAACAAGTTCTACAAGTTCCTCAACCCTGTTGATGAGTTGACGCTCACGCTTGTCGCTCCCACAGGCTATGGCGATGTTATGGGCATCTATGCTGGCAAGTTCACGGCAAGCAGCACATGGGATAGTCTTGTGTTACCTGAAAGCGTGAGCATCGCAAGTGGTGCGCCTACTATCACAGCGGGTGGCACATACGAGTTTAATGTTTGTGATAACATCTTAATGTTGAGTAAGATATGAACTTGTTGCAAAGACGGAGAGAGATAATGAAAGGTGAGGACTTAAGAGCGATGGTTATCGTGCGCAATAGTTTTATCCCTATTAATGACCTCGTCCCGAATGACGATGAATGGGTTTTTGAGGGGTGCTTCAACCAAATAAAGCGGTTGAGAGACTATTATACACCTATCTTTGGTGCACCGAGCAAAAGCGCCGCGCAACTTCCCACCAATGCGTGGTGCTTGAGGCAAAGGTATAGCTCTAATGTAAAGATGCAGTGTTATTGCAACTCAACGAATCATATAGAAATACCAGCGTTGCCTGTGGACAGCGTTTTCCATACCTTCAAAATGGACAAGAACGGCATCATCATTGACGGAACGGCTTACAGCTTTGCCAACAGAGTGCAAGGGGATACTCTAACGGCGCGTTTTTCTTTCGGCGATGATGGCGGCGGCCAGCTCATTCATGGGTGGAAGTTCTTCAAGGCCTACCACAATGGAGTGCTATTGTTTGACTTGATACCAAAGGAAGACGCCACAGGCAAGCTTGGTTTTTATAATAAGCTGACAGGGACTTATTATTACAGTGGAGCAAATAAATACCAACCAATATGGTACGATGAATATTTACAACAAAACACATAAATTATGACGAAGTACATCAACACCAACGGCGAGGTATACAACGGCAGATATGTCGAGGTAGACGGGAAAAGATACATAAGCCCAAGTAGGGCGAAGTTGATAAAACTCGGCTACAAGGAAGTGGTGGTGGAACAGCCGCCGACGGACGACAGCGAGCAGGAGATTTTGGAGCTGAAACGGCTGCTGGCCGAGAGTGACTACAAGGCCATCAAGTACGCCGAGGGGTGGATAAGTGACGAGGACTACGCCGCGGTGAAAGCCCAGCGGCAGGCGTGGCGCGCGCGCATCAACGCGCTGGAAGGGGGTGGCGCATGAGCGAGTGGGCATGGCTGAGCGAGGTGAGCGCGATAGCCGCCGTGGTGGCCATCGTGAACCTTGTGGCGATGATGGTGGATTTGGGCAGCGGCCTCTACAAGGCGAAGCTGCGCAAGGAACTGACGACGAGCTTCGGGCTGCACCGTACCACCATCAAGGCCATCACCTACCTGGGCAGCGTGCTGATAGGCTACGGCATCGACGTTCTGCTGCACATGGGGCGCGCGTGGCAGCTGGTGGGCTGGAACCTGCTTGTGGGCGTTCCCGTGGTGGCGATACTGATAGGGGCGTTCAACTGCGTGGTGGAGCTGGTGAGCGTGCGCGAGAAGGCCTCAAGCAAGGCCGACAAGCGCGCGATGGCCCAGCTGGTGGCCATCATCAAGACGTTCAGCCGCGACGAGGTGCAGCGGCTGCTGGAGGCCGTGGGTAAGATACAAAACGAAGGAGGCGATGGAAACACTGAGGAAGGGCAGTAGAGGCGCGGCCGTGGCCACGTTGCAGCGTGCGTTGGGCATCACGGCGGACGGCGTGTTCGGCGCGCGGACCGAGGCGGCGGTGAAGGAGTTCCAAAATAGGAAAGGTCTGACGGCCGACGGCGTGGTGGGAGCCAAGACGTGGTCGGCACTGGGCGTGGGCGGTGGCGTAGACCCCGCCGTGGTGTTCTTGCCGCTATCCGTCCATGTGGGCAAGGCGGCCGGCAGGACTATCAAGTTCCTCGCCATCCACTACACGGCGGGGAGCACGAGCACGGCGGGCAGCGCGAGGGCGGTGAAGCGCGTGTTCGAGCAGCGCAGCGCGAGCGCGGACTTCGCCGTGGACGACAAGGAGATGGTGCAGTTCAACCCCGACCCGCGGAACTACTACTGCTGGGCGGTGGGCGACAAACGGGCGGCCAATGTGCGCTGCCCCGATGCCACGAACCGCAACACTATAAGCATCGAGATATGCTCCACGCTGCAACGGGGGACGAGCGCGGCGGTGCCCAACCACGATGGGTGGACGTTCACCGAGGCTGCGCTTTCCAACGCCGCACGCCTCGCAAAGATACTGATGAGGAAGTACAACATTCCCATTGAGCGAGTGGTGAGGCACTACGACATCACGGGGAAATACTGCCCTGGGTTGAAACATTGGAATTTTGGGCAGCTGTATGGCACCAATGGCAAGCCTACGGGCGAAAGGAATGATGAAAACGAATGGTTGAACTTTAAAAAGCGACTGAGATGAGCGATGGTAGGAAAGAACTGAGCGGCTGCGGCCTCACATGGCTGGTGGCGTGCGCACTGCTCGCACTGATGGCGTGGCTGCTGTGCGGCTGCAAGGCGAAGGAGGTCATCGTGGAGAAGCCCGTGGTGGTGGAACACACCACAGAGCGGCACAAGGTGGACATCGTGCGCGACACCCTTGTGATGCGCGACAGCGTGTATCACTGGGTGAAAGGCGACACGGTGCTGATAGAGCGGTGGCATCATGTTGCCGAGGTCAGCAAAATGACGGTTGCCGACACCGTGCGCGACACCGTGCCGCGTGTGGTCACGCGCGTGGAGACGCGGCAGGTGAACCATCTGCACCCATGGCAGCGGTGGCTCATGTGGCTGGGTGCGGGCTTCATCGCCGGTGCCGCCCTGTGGCTGGTGTTAAAGATACGGCGTTTTTAAAATAAGGGATTTTGAGCAAAAATTAACGGATATAACATGAATTCCCCACCTTCCCCCACCTCAAAAATTGCTTAACCCATTGAAACATAATGTTTTAGTTGGTTTTCATTTCCCCCACCCCCCCCACCTTGCCCCACCTCAAAAGTTAAAATTGTGTAAAATAGGCAATTTTTTTGTGGGAAAATTTGCACACAACAAAAAAAAGCATTAATTTTGCAATGTAAATTTAAGTTGAACATTTAAAACGTAGCATTATGAAAACAATCAACAAACAAAACATTAGCGAGTTGTTAAACAAAAGTATTTGCTTTTACTGCAAGCAATATATGGCCAACAGCGACATTTATGGCCAGGCCACAGTCAAGGACATCGACATGAGCAGCAGAAACCCGCTCAAGGTGGTGAGCGAGGGCGGAGAGGGTGACATGCTGCGCTACGCTTTTTTCAACAATTTTGGCGAGCTGTGCCTCGGTGACGCCGACAGGCTTATAAAAGTGTGGCCATCGTCATCGCACTTTCTTGTTTGCATGGAGGAGGGCGACAAGCGCTCACATGTGTGTAATAAAAGCGATGTTGAAGCAGGAGGAGCCAAAGAAGTCCGTGCTTTGAGCTACACGGAGGCCATGAACATCAAGGACGAGCTTTCTTTCTATTGCGCTGCAAAAGGCCGCTACGGCGTGGAGTTCACGATAGAGGAGGTTGAGGCATGACGCGCGAACAGATAGCAGCCACCATCAACGCCGTGCGCAAGGAACGCGGGCTTACCATCCGGCAGGTGGCCGAGAAGAGCGGGCGTGACACTCGCGCGGTGCAGGCGGTAATTCATGGAAAGTACAGCTACGGCATTGACACGCTGCTTGACGTGGCGAAAGTGCTGGGTGTGGAATTGGACTTAAGGTTAGACGATATCGCACATTTATGCTAATATTATAGTCTCTACAAAGAGGCTGTTTTTTAAGCCCCACAATGGGGCTTTTTTTATAGGGCTTAAAAAAGACTTATTTAAGCCCCTTTATTGCTTTCTAATACCCTCTACCTTTGCCGATAACCATGGCTACACTCCCACCGCACCAAGAACCACCCTGTTCGCTTCGTCAACTTTACGTCGGTCGGGCATGATGTAGCCCAAAGTGACCGACTGACCGTAAGTGTGGCCGAGCGCAAGGCTGATGACCTCGATGGGAACGTCAAGGCTTGCGGCCAACGTCGCCCAGCTGTATCGCGCCGTGTAAGTGGACAACGGCGGGAGGCCGAGCTCGGCGGCTATCGCCTTCATGTGCTTGTTGCAGGTGCTCGTGGCCGTGTGGACGCTCTTGCACCGCTCCAGCACGTCAACGAGGTGCTGCTCGCCCGCGTGCAGCTTGATGAGGCGCAGGGCGCAGGGCTCCACCTTTACGCTGTAAAGCCGCCCCGTCTTTCGCCTTGTGTAGTTGACGCGCCCCTGCGACACCTGCACCAAGGCGCACAGGTCGGCCATGTTGATGCCTATCAATGCGAAAATGATGCGCCAAATGTCGTGCCAGTAACGCTGAGCATCGGTGGCAGGCGTGTAGTTCCACAAGGCACGGATCTGCTCGAGGGTGAGCGCGCGCGGCACCGTGGGGGCGGTCTTTATCTTGTACTGCCTGAACGGATAGCGCGCCGTGGTCAGCTCCATGGATAGCGCGTAGTTGAACACCGTGCGGATATTGCGCAGGTGGATAGCCCGGGAGTTGACCTGAGGGCAGTAGGTGACAAGGTAGGTGTCAAAGGCCGACAGCCACTCGGGCGATATGTCGCCGAACTGAAGGCGGGAGACCGCCCCACCAAGCCACCGCCGCAGGTGCAGCATCGTTTGCTTGAACTTGTCCGCCGTGCTCGGGCGGCGGCACAGACCGCAATACATTTCCAGGACTTCCATTACAGTAGCGTCCGTTAAATCGACGGGGTAGAGGCGTTCCGCTATCATGTCTCGCACCTGCATTGTCGTTAGGCCGCGCACGCCGCCCTCGTTCATCATGTGCATGATTGCGTCGTTGGCGCGCCCCAGCGACGAGGCGGCCACGCTGTTGAACACGTCCGCACGCGGATGGCTCACCACACGCTTGCGCACGTTATCCCACTGGTCCGGGGTGATGCGTATGCCAAGCAGCGGGATATAGCAGCTGCTGCTGGCGTGGTTCACGGCGATGCACAAAGGTGCCGTCCCCTCGCTGTCGAGGTACCCACCACGGTAATATAGCGACACTCGAACCTTGCGCATTTTCCTCTTGCGGTTTTTTTGCGGTTTTTTTGCGGTTTTTTTGCCACTTTCGGCGGCGTTTCGCCACTTTTCGCCACCTTCGGCAAGGTCGGGCGAAACGCCGCCAATACTGGCATTTCTTGCGGAGTGACCGAGATTCGAACTCGGGAACCGCTTGTGACGGTTACACGCTTTCCAGGCGCGTAATTTAGTGGTCATAATTGTTTGGTTTTTAATGTGTTACAAAATCGGCTGAAAAATTTGCGGTTTTTTTGCGGTTTTTTTGGTAATTTTGCGCCGCGATTAAGGATAATCCATGCGTGATTTTCAAGTGTTATTTTTCATAACTGCTACAGGAGCCGCCGTCCGTGAGGGCCGCGGCTCTTTTTACGGCCATGCCAACGGGTAGCCGGCGGTGTCGAAGAAGAAGGTGGTGGCTCCGTTGCCTGCCACCGGCACCGTGACCGTGAACTGAGAGGCCGAGCGCAGGTGCTCGAGCAGCGAGGGCACGTCGTCGACGAGGAACAGCGATGTGTCACCGCCAGGGAACGGCGACACGGCGAATTTGACGGCCTCCCCGAAGTCGAAGGCCACCATGATGTACCGCTGCCCTTCACGGAAGTCGCTTGTGGCTTTTATTATTTTGCAATAGGCCACGTCGCGGTCGGTGTGCCCGACATAGACCCCCATGGCCATTTCATTGCCTGAGATGAACTCGGGCTGGCTGCAAATGCCGGCCACCGGGCAGTGCTTCGTGTGTTTGTAGTTCCACACGAAATTGTCGGCGGCGGCGCTCAGGCACGCCAGCAGCATTGTAAGGAGTGTTATCGTCCTCATGGCTCAATAGATTATGGGTCGGCGGTCGCAGCGCACCACGTTGAGCACCATTTTCACGTCGGCGAGCGGGACCTCTTTGTCGGGATAGAGCGGGTTGTAAGAGTGCATCGTTATCATGCCTGTTGCCGTGTCGTGCTTCGTTATTTGCTTGATGACGATGCCGTCGTTGGTGACGAGTGCGAATAGCCACTTGCGGAAGTGTAGTGGCGCGTCGCGGTAGAGGTGTGGCGCGATGACGCGGCACAGGCAGATGTCTCCCTCTTTGATGGATCGGTCGGTGCCGTCGTCCATGCTCTCGCCCTTCACCTCGAAGGCGTAGTATTCACCGCGTGGCAGTGTGTCGCCGTCGATGATGAAGGGGTAGCGCGGCAGCGCGGCGACATATTCATCGTCGCCGTAGCCCGAGGCGAAGCCGCCGTGCATATATTTGGGCACGAGCGGCGCGTTGTAGACGATGCCGGCGGCGGGGCGGGAAAAAGCGTTGAGCAGCATTTCGCCCTCGCCGTAAAGCAGCCACTCGCGATTTAACTCAGGGAACGCGGCAAGCACATTGTTGAGCTTATCGCCGCCGAACCCCTTGCGCATGGCGTTTAGATAGCCGTTAGATAAATCGCAGCGGCGTTCAAACTCTTTTTTGGTTATTCCAATAGAGTTAATAAATGTTAATGTTCTATCTTTAATCGTTTGCATTTTAGGTAATTAGAAAAATGTTGTGATTATTTTAGAAAATTTTTTGGCAAAATATTTTTGTATATTAAAAAATTGTTGTAAATTTGCGGTGTTCAAATATTCAACATGGCAAATTTAAACAAAACTTTTTAAAAACCAAACATTATGAAGACTGACACCTACCTCATCATGGTTGACCTCGACGGCGACATCGTGTGCTGCGCCTTCACCGAGGACATCGACAAGGCCAACGCCTTCGTCAAGGCAATGGCAGAGAAAGACATTTTTGTGTGGATTGAAAAAAAAGCGAAATCATGAGCAACTACAATGAATTGGCAAGGGAGCTGCGGGACAGGACGGCCACAAGCATCGCCAGCGGGCAGCTCGACATCATCGCCACGCGCGAAGGCATCAAGGTGAAGCCGAAAGGCAACGGCTGCACGCTGCATCAATTCGACGCAATCGCAGAATTTGTGAGCGAACACGGCATGGCGGGCTTCGTCGAAGTCAAGGACTGGCAGCCCTGCATCACGCTGTGGGCGTTCGACTGAGCACAGGCGCGGGTGGCTGGAGCGGTAACGCCCGGCAGGACACACCAAGGACGTAGGACACCCGCGCTTTTCTTTAAAGGTACTTGCAGGATGGAAGCCTCAGGCTGCCCCTCCACGGAAAGAGCCACGCGACGGGCAATGTGGCTGACAATACGGAAATGAGCAGCGGTTCGACTCCGCACCGTGGAACTAAAATGACACACTAAACAACAGAGAAATGACACAGACAGACAACTTCAAGCTCCAGGAGCGCAACGCGCAGATAGTGGAGCGTTACAATTCGCTGACGGCCGCCCAGCCGCTGGCGACCCCCAACAAAGTAATCAACTACCTGGCCGGCGAGTACAACCTCACGCCGCAGCAGATAGGGCGCATCGTGCGCGAGGCCGGCGTGCCCACCAACGGAAAGGAGGTGCGGTCATGAGGCGCGCGTTCAAGGCTATCGCCACGGCGGTGTGCTGCGTGGGCTGCTTCGCCGTATTCAACGAGAGTGAGAGCATCGTCCCCAACCTGGTGGGCATGGCCTGCGTGCTTGCGCTGGCACGGCTCCACCGTGACACCGAGCGGGCATGAGGGCCACCCACCCCGACATATCGCCGGCCGGCAGCTACTGCGTGGTGGAGGCTTCCCGCCTGCTGGGCATCGACCGCCGCTCGCTGCGGCGCTACGAGCAGCAGGGGCTTGTGCTCTCGCACGCCAACAAAATGGGCAAGCGCCGCTACTCGGGCAGGGAGCTGCTCAAGCTGTGGAGGCTCAGTTATTGAAAGGCAATGATAAGAGTTTTTTCATTTTCATACGCTTTTGGTTTTGACCCACTGTGAAGCGGGGTGACCGATGTAATGATTCATAATTTTTTGAAGGTTTGGTTTTTAAAAGGAGGGAGCCCGCCGCGGGCGGTGCCGTAACGGCAGGGAGGTTCGACCCCTCCCCGGGCAACAAAGGGCGCGGGAGCAACTTTAGAGAAAGTAACAAATACGCACAATGTGGGGCAACATTGACACCCGCGCCCACGACAAAGCGGCAAGAGAGCCGTGCATCAGCATCAGTGAATGAGCCGTGGCGGGCGACCGCCGCGCAAGGGATTGAAAGAGCCACGCGACGGGCAATGTGGCCAGGACAGCATCGCCACCAGCAAGGGTGCGCCGGCAGAACGTTCCATGAGCAGCTGTTCGACTCAGCGCAATCCCGCGAGGCAAGCCCCGAAGCCGTAAGAGGGGGACTAAAACAAAACAGACATGGACAACAAACAAAGCAGGAGCGTGTTCGAGACGTTGAACGCCATCAACGTGAACGAGCACGTCGAGAAGAAAAAGAGCGGCGAGAAGAACGCCGACGGGAGCGAGAGGTACCTCACCTTCCTCTCCTGGGTGTGGGCGTGGGGGCAGGTAAAACAGCACTACCCCGACGCGAGTTACACGGTGCGCCACTGGGGTGACAAGCCCTACCTCGCCGACGACCGGCTCGGCATCATGGTGGAGACCTCCGTGACCATCAAAGGCGAGACCATCGCCATGTGGCTGCCGGTGATGAACAGCAGGAACAAGTCGATGAAGACGGCCCCCTACACCTACAAGACCAGCTACGGCGACAAGACGGTGGAGGCGGCGACCATGTTCGACGTGAACAAGGCCATCATGCGCTGCCTGGCCAAAAACATCGCCATGTTCGGCCTCGGCCTCTACATCTACGCCGGAGAGGACCTGCCCGAGGAGGAGGTCAAGCAAGCGTTGAACGAGAAGGCCGCTGCACAGGCGAAGAAGACCGAGGAGGCCGTCGCCGAGATGCGGCAGGTGAGCAGCCTGCACGAGCTGAGCGAGGTGTGGAACAAATGGACGGCCATGATGCCGGAAATCGGCAAGAAGGGCAGCGAGTTCTACAACGTGACCGGGAAGATAGCTCAACAACTAAAGGCGGTGCAATGATGGAACAGAGGACCAACGAATGGCTGCTCGCCAGGTTCGGCAAGTTCACTGGCAGCGAGGTGGGCGCCCTCATGGTGAAGGGCCGCGGCGCGGACTTCGGCGCTGGCGCGCTGACCTACATCGACAAGGTGGCGGCTGCGCGCTGTCTCCGCCCCCACATGACCCCCGAGGTGATGGGAGAGTACAACTACTACTGCGGCGTGCGCGTCACCGCCGCCATGCAGCGCGGCGCGGACAGCGAACCCGAGACGCGGCAGCGTTACGCCTTCATGCGCGGCGTGGAGGTGAAGGAGACCGGCAGCGTGGACCACCCGACGGTGCCGTGGTTCGCCGCCAGCCCGGACGGACTGGTGGGCGACGACGGGGCCATCGAAATAAAGGACATGGGCGCGGATAACTACTTCGCCTGCCGTTTCCACGTCAAGGACGCGGCGGGGCTGCACGATTTCAGCAAGACCTACTACTGGCAGGTGCAGAGCGTGCTGGCGTGCACGGGGCGCAAATGGTGCGACTTCGTGGTGCGGTGCAGCGTCGTCGAGGATGTGGTGGGCACCATGCTGCCGCTGCACATCGTGCGGATCGAGCGCGACGAGGAGGCCATCGCCCAGCTGTGTGACCGCGTCGTCAAGGCCAACGGGATTGTTGACTCATTAATGGCCGAAGCGCATGGTGGAAATAAGCAATAAGGACGCGGCTGCTGCCGTCACCTTCCTCGCCTGTTACACGCAGACGGCGCACGACGGCAGCACCCGGGAGATAAACAAACGGCGGAGAGCCAAAAATTTGATTTACAAACTTCAAAAAAAAATCTTATGCAAATTACAGGACAAATCCAACACATCGGGCAGCCTGTGAGCGGCACGAGCAAGGCCGGCAACCCGTGGTGCAAAATCGAGTTCGTGGTCATGGAGCAGCAGGGCGAATACCCATGCAGCGCGTGTCTCACAGCCATGGGCGAGGCCAACGTGGCCACCGTGAGGCAATGGACCGTGAACACGGCGGGCACCTTCCACTTCGACGTGGTGGCGAGAGAGTACAACGGCCGCTGGTACAACGACCTCAAGTTTTTCAAGTTCGTTCCCGAGACGGCGCAGGCCCCGGCGGCCCCACAGGCTCCGGCGGCGGCTCCGGCTCCCCAACCGTTCAGCTTCGATGAAGCGCCGAAAGACGAGCTGCCGTTCTAAAAGCGCAACGCGGGCGGCGACACGGGCTGAAAAACGCCCGTGTTGCCCGTTTGCTTGCGCGCCACGGCGTTTAAATGTTTTGATTGATATGTTTTACCCCGAGATAACAGAAAGGCTTAAAAATGGCAAAATTTGAAAGTGATGGAGGTTTCATCGTGCTGCACCGCAAGTTCAGGGAGTGGCAGCATTATGACAACAGCACCGTCAAGGACGTGTTCCTAGAGCTCTTGCTCGTGGCCAACCACAAGCCGGGCCGGAGCCGCGGGTTCCGCTGCGGCAGGGGTGAGACATTCGTCACAATCGGCGCGCTTGAGCACTCCCTGGGCCTATCGAGGCACACCGTCATCAAGGCCCTGAAGACCCTCGTGGAGAGCGGCGAGATAACACGCACGAAATTAAGCCAAAAAGTAACAAAAACGACTATCGTTAATTACACTAAATATCAAAATATTGGATATTACAGCGGTGCAAACACTGCACCACAGGCTGCACCACAGGCTGCACCACAGACTGCACCACAGATTGCACTCAAACAACAATGGAACAATAATAACAATGGAACAAGTAACGTCGTCGTCGAACAGCAGCGCGCGCGCACGCGCGAGGAAATCGTCGCCGACTTCCTGGCTCCGGAACGTGCCGCGTCGCTTGAGGCATTCTGCATGAGCAATAGCGTGACGGTGGAGCAGCTGCGCGACCTCGTGGCCCAGGTTGCGACCGAGTGGGAGCTCACAGGCCACACGCACAAAGACCTCGGCGACGAGCAACGGCACATGATAGACCAGCTGCGCCGTAAAATCGCCGGCACACGCAAGGAGATTAAGGCCGCCGCCGTGCCGGTGGAGCAGAGGCGCGCCAGGTTCTACGGCGAGTGCGCCGACCTCATCAAGAACCACGTGGGCACCCGGGAACAGGTGAAGGACTTCTTTGACTTCTTCACGCAACCGACCGCCGACGGGCTGATGCTATTTGAGAATTTTGACGCATGGGACACAAAAACAAGATTTATCGCAAATGTACAGAGACGAAACAAATGACAACCTGCTCGCTTCGCGGGTGGAACTTCGCGACACGCTGTTAGAGCGCACGCTCATCTACTCGCTGCTCTCCGGCTGCAACAGCACCGGCTATGTGTCGTTGCTCGCCCAGGTGCTTTCCGACGACGACTTCACGGACCCCGAGCACCGCACGGCATGGCACCTCATCAAGCGGTGCAAGGAAGATGGGCAAGAGGTGAACACGCTGAACGTGTACGCCCAGTCACAGGCGGCCGGGCTGGAGTTCCACCCCGAGCGTTACATCGCGGGTGTGGCCGACGGCGACGCATGGACGCTGGGCGTGGCGTTGCACTCCGTGGGTCAGCGGCGGCGGCTGGTGGAAGGCGGCGACGGTCGGCTACCCAGCCTCAACGACGTGCTGCGTCGGCTGACTGACGACAGAGGCTACGACAGCGGCGCGGCGGTGGCCGACCTTGAGCGCATCGTGGCCGACTACAACAAGGGGCGCGCTGTGAGCTGCACGCCGTGGAGCGCGCTGCACGGCAAAATCCTCGAGGAGGCGCAGTTGAAGGCCGAAGGGAAGATACCCGACGGCGTGCGCTGCGGCTTCAGCC